AACTAGAGCAACTGCATTTTTAAATGCAGATGTTGAATTAACTGCACTTGGATTTGATCCGGAAAAATTGCAATTAAATCAGGCCCGTCAATATTTGGCAACCGAAATTTCCAGAGCCGTTGGTATTCCGGCCAGTTTCGTTTCTGCCGAAACTACATCAATGACTTATAGCACGACTGTAATGGAAAGAAAAGCGCTTATTGATTTTAGCTTAAGAAACATAATTACTCCAATAGAGCAAAGATTATCCGCTGCTGATTTTGTGCCTAACGGTGTCGAAGTCAAATTTGATATTGACGATTTCTTGCGTGGATCTGCTTTAGAGAGAGCGCAAGTTTATGAAATACTAAACCGAATTGGCGCGATGAGCGTTGAGCAAATACAAGAGGAGGAGGATTTAATCCGATGAAGATTAATTTCCCAATAACACTAACAGCTGCCGACAGCCGTAAGCGCACAATCTCAGGCACAATTGTAACTTGGGGCGAGCGCGGAAATACAAGTGCTGGAGCTACAGTTTTCGAAAAAAATTCAATTGATTTTACAAAGCCAGTCAAATTGTTATTAGAGCATGATCGCACACGACCAATTGGAAAATTAATGGATATTACAGCTGACGATCAAGGTATTGAAGCAACATTTAAAATTGCAGGCACTATTGCCGGAGATGACAGTCTATTGGAAGCAGCCGAAGGATTACGCGATGGATTTAGCGTAGGCGTTATGGTAGATGACTGGAAAAATAAAGATGGCGTAATGTCAATATCAGCTGCAAAATTAATCGAAGTAAGTTTAGTAACAGATCCGGCAATTGATAGTGCCAGAGTTGCAGATGTCGCAGCAACCGAAACACCAACCGAAAATTCCGAAGCAACCGCTGAGGATACAACAACACAGGAGGACAAAGTGTCTGATATAACATCAGAAGCTCCTATCGCCACCGAAGCGGTAGAAGCTGCAAAGTCTGAGCCTGTGGCAGTAATGGCAACTCAACCAGTTGCTTACACAAAGCCACGCTCACCAATTACAAACAAAGCAACCTACTTGGAGCATTCAGTACGCGCTGCACTAGGTAACGATGACAGCAGAATGTATGTACGCGCTGCTGACGATACAACTAGCAATAACGCTGGTCTTATCCCTACTCGTCAATTAACAGAAATTATCAACCCATTATCAAATGCTAATCGACCAGCAATTGACTCAATCTCAACTGGTGTTTTACCAGATGCAGGAATGACATTTGAAATTCCTAAAATTACTGCAGTACCAGCGGTAGCTGAGGTTGCAGAGGAAGGCGCAATTGGCGAGACTGGCATGACCAGCAGCTTCTTGCAAGTAAATGTCAAAAAGTACGCGGGCGGACAGGAATTCACAGTAGAGCTACTCGACAGGAGTTCGCCTGTATTCTTTGATGTGCTTGTACAAGAAATGGAAAAGGCATATGCCTATGCAACTAACAACGCAGTATTAAATGCGTTAATTGCAGGTGGTACAGATGGCGGAAACCGCACAATGTCCAATGTTAATTTCCAAGATTTCATTTCAGATGCAGCTGTAAGCATTTATGGCAACACACTTGGATTTGCACAAAACATGATCGCTTCAACTGGTCAATGGGGTGCAATTATGAACCTAGTAGATGGCAACAATTTGCCTCTATACACAAATGTTATCAATCCACAAAATCGTGGTGGTGGCGTTACTCCGGGATCAATTGGCGGAAATGTACTAGGTCTAAACTTCCGCGTAGATCGTGGACTAGGATCAGGCGTTGGCGATGACACATTAATCGTTGTAAATCCTGACTCTTACCAATGGTTTGAGTCTCCACGCTATCGCTTAGAGACTGCACTAAACCAAACAACTGGAAAGATCACAGTTGCTTACTATGGATATGGTGCAATTGCAACTAAGGTCGGCGCAGGCGCTTACCTATGGAAAGTTGCGTAATTAAGTAATTAACTGAGTGCCTAGGGTTGCTCCCGATCCTAGGCATCCATTAATGGGAGTAAGGAGATGACATGCCAACTATTATCACAGCCTCAGAGTTGCGTTCAATAATTGGTGTGTCATCTGCCTTGTATGATGACACATATTTAAATGGTGTGATAGACACAGCTGAAAACACAATTTTGCCAATGCTTGTAACTTTTAAAAGTCCAGTACAAAAAGTGTCGCTGACAAGTAATGTCGCCACTTTCACTACACTTGGCATACATGAATTTACCGAAGGACAATCAGTTGTTATCACAGGGTGCGGAAGTCCGTACAATGGCACACGAACAGTACTTGCAGACAATCTTGGACCATATACCTTCTCAGCTAACATCACAAATGCCGATGTCGATGAAGCAAATGTTATTCCAAGTGGAGTTGCCACTTTATCTGGAGCATCGACTTATGTTGGAAACCAATCTGTTAGATCAGCGATTTTCGCAGTCTCAGTAGAAGTATTTCAATCAAGAATTGCAGCAGGCGGACAAATTGAGGGTATCGATTTTACCAGTACGCCATACAGGATCGGGAGATCGCTTTATAGTAGGGTCGTTGGCATATTAGGACCATATGTAGATGTTGAAGGTATTTGTCAATAATGCCAGCATCAACAATTCTTTCTGACATTCGCACACCACTTGCAACAGCTTTAGCAGGTGTTTCTGCAAATGTCTATAATCATGTACCAGAAAGTCCAATGCCTCCATGTGTCGTTTTTGTACCAAACTCACCTTATCTTGAAATAGATACAATTGGTAAAAGTCAAGTCAGAGTAAGAATTAATTTAACAATTACAGCTATTGTTGCATACAACAGCAATCCAGCAAGTTTAGATAATTTAGAGCAGCTAGTTATGAGTATTCTGGCAGTCATCCCTAATGGGTATATTGTCGGATCGGTTACAAGACCGAGCGTTACAAATATCGGAGCATCAACAATGTTGGTATCTGATATAGATGTTTCAACCTATTACACACAAACAACTTAAGGAGTTCAAGTGCCTACCACAGTAATTACGGGCAGAGATGTTACCTTCACAATCGGTGGTAACACTTTCGATGCTCAAGCTACAAGCGCGATTTTGACTGGTACAGTTAATCGCCAAACATACGAAACTTTGGATGGAAAAGCATACAAAGTAATTGATAACGATTTTACCTTAGCAGTAGAAATGCTGTCTGACTGGGGATCAGCTGCATCTTTATGTGAAATCCTATGGGGCGTTACAGAGTCAGCTCCCAACACAGGTATTAATACAGTATTTACAGCAGCGTCAGGTGCAGTATTTACATTTCAAGTTTTACCATCATGGCCATCAGCTGGTGGTGCAGGAAACGATGCACAAACAGTTTCTTTCACATTCCAAGTAATTGGAGTACCAGCGGAGTCATTTACCTAATAAATAGAAACGGGAGCAAAAAATGAAACTACCTATAACAATTGAATATAGCTCAGGGGATCAGGCAACTTATGTAGCTCAACCCCCTGAGTGGCAAAAGTGGGAAAAGATGTCTGGACATACAATCAGCCAAGCTCAAGAAAAAATGGGCATATCTGATCTAATGTTTTTGGCATATCACGCACATAAAAGAGAAGCTGCTGGCAAAGCAGTAAAACCTTATGAGGCGTGGTGCGAAACAGTTACAGATGTAATTGTTGGTGATGCAAACCCAAAAGCCATCCAGCAGGAAGCCTAAATAGATTATTGGTACAACTGGCAATTGCCACACATATACCAATGGATAAATGGGTTGATGCAGACGACATAATGACAGCTTTAGAGATATTGGAGAAAAGAAATGGCAGTTAGTACCGAGCCTTCGATTTTCTACGATAAAAAAGAGCTGCGCAATATAGCTAAAGTTTTAAGAAATATGGATGACTTAGCTGTTAAGGAAGTCAAAGTGCAAGTACAGGCTTTGGCTCAAAGAGAGTTGGAAGCAATTAAATCTGCTGCTGCTACTCGCGGTAAAGCTGCACAAAGAATTGCTGAAGGTGGCAAAGTAAAAGGATCATCTGTTTTGGGTGAAATTTCTTTTGGATTTGCTGGACAAAAGTTTTCAGGCGGTGCTACTACCCAATTTAATACTAGAAAAGATCCAGTAGGTCAGAGAAAAGGTATTGGCGCTGCACATGAGTTTGGATCTAACAATTATTCACAATTTCCAAGATGGTCAGGCGGAATGCCAAAAGGTCCGGGATCTAAAGGCTATTTTATTTATCCAACAATTAGAGCATTACAACCTGAGATAATTAAAGAGTTTGAGCAAATTATTTTGGATGTAAGAAAAGAGTGGGCAAATGGCGTCAGCGAGTAGAACCTTAACCCTTGCTTTAGCAGCTGACATAGATGGCTTACAAAAAGGTTTAAAATCAGCTGATAAAGAAGTCCAAACTTTTGGCGATAAAGTAAATGATTTTGGAAAGAAAGCGGCACTAGCCTTTGCTGCTGCTGCCGCTGCTGCTGCTGCATATGCAGGCAAGCTAGCAATTGATGGTGTTAAAGCAGCCATAGAGGATGAAGCTGCACAATTAAGATTAGCAAGCGCATTAAAAGCTGCCACAGGTGCAACAGACGATCAAATAAAAGCTACTGAGGATTACATAAGCAAAACAGCTTTGGCTGTAGGTATAGCGGATGATGAGTTAAGGCCAGCATTTCAGAGACTTGCAACAGCCACAGGTGATGTCAAAAAATCACAGGATTTATTAAATCTTGCAGTTGATGTTTCAAAAGGTACAGGCAAAGATCTTAACCAAGTAGTCGAAGCATTATCAAAAGCATATGGCGGACAAGATACACAACTTGCAAGACTTGGTATAGGTATTACAGCTGCACAAGCTAAGACTTTAGATTTTAGGGGCGAAACAGAAAGACTGTCAGATCTTTATGGTGGGGCAGCCAGCAGAAACGCTGAAACATTTCAAGGCAGAATTGATCGTTTAAGAGTCGGTTTTGATGAAGCAAAAGAAGCTGTTGGTCAGGCTTTATTGCCTATTATTGAAAAATTAATAGGTTATGTATTTACCTATGGCACACCAATTGTTGAAAAGTTTAAAGATGCTTTTAATGTAATCCGAGATGCTATTGAACGAAACCGAGATGAATTTACAGAGTTTTGGTTATTAATGAAAGACAAAGTTTTCCCAATAGTTCAAACAGTTTTTGGCTTTTTGTTGGATGTTGGTGCTAAAGCAGCAGCAGCCATAATAGATGCTTTTGGAAAAATCGTTGGAGCGATTACGCCTGTATTAAATTTTATTATTGATGCAATAAATAAGGTTATTGATGGTATCAATTTTGTTACTAGACAAAACATAAGCAAGATAACACCTGTTGGATCAAGCGGATCTAATTTTACTTACGGGGCAGGTAGTTCAATTCCGACACCATCCGGACCAAGCGGAATTGGCATGAGTTTTGGTGGGCCTACGGGTGGCGTTTCTGGAGGGGCTGGCGTTGCTGGAGCAGCCGGAGCAACAGGCGTTTTAGGTGCTACAAGTGCTTCAGATTTGGTCAATAGATTAACAAAAGTAAATGATGCTTTCACAGATCTTACTTTTCAGGTTGCGACAGGTGGCATAAGTAAAACAGCAGCGAAAGCTCAATTTAATAAATTAACAGCTGAATTTGCAACCTTAGAAAAGCAAGGCGCAAATTTAGTTAGTGGCTTTGTTGGCGGATCTCAAATTTCGTCAGGTGGCACAGTTATTAATTTAAATGTGAGTGGCGCAATAAATTCTGAGGAAACAGCCAGAGTAATTATTGAAAATCTTAACGCATCACAAGCTAGAGGGGGAGCTTATATAGGTACTCCCTTTGGTCAAGGATTTTTACAATGAGTAATTTTACACCTGACTGGAAACTCACAGTTGAGGGAGTCGATTACACAAATATAACAATTGCTAATTTAAGCCACAGCGCGGGTAGGCGCAACATATACACACAGCCATCGGCATCTTACATAAGTTGCACAATTGTTGCATTAAATAATCAAACGCTAAATTTTGATATTAATGATGGTATTGCTTTACAAATTAAAGACTCAACAAATACTTATGTAAGCCTGTTTGGTGGCAACATTACAGATTTAAGTGTTGAGGTTGGCAACTCCGGCGCAGTTGGTACTGAAATTAGATATAACATAATAGCGCTTGGAGCGTTATCTAAACTACAAAAAACAATAACAAATGGTGTGCTATCGCAAGATGAGGATGGTAACCAGATATTAGATTTATTAGATGAGTTATTATTAGATGCTTGGAATGAAGTGCCAGCAGGTGAAACTTGGTCTGGCTACGATGCAACTACAACTTGGGCAAATGCTGGTAATGCCGGGCTTGGAGAAATAGATACTCCGGGTCTTTACACTATGGAAAATCGAGGATCTAATCCTGACACTATTTACAACATAGCAGCTTTAATTGCCAATTCTGCTTTTGGGGTGCTATACGAGGACAATCAGGGTCGAATTGGGTATGCCGATGCAGACCATCGCCAAAACTATTTATTAAATAATGGCTATGTCCAATTAGATGGTGGTCATGCTATAGGTAAAGGATTAAAGACAACAACCAAAGCCGGAGATATTAGGAACGAAATTTATATTAATTATGGCAATAATTTTGGATCACAGGTTACAGCTACAGATGCCACATCAATTGCTACCTATGGATATAAGGCGGAAACCATAAATTCTGTATTGCATTCAACTGTGGATGCTCAAGCTGTGGCTGATAGGTATATCGATCAAAGAGCTTACCCTCAGCCAGTATTTGACACTATTACATTTCCATTAACAAATGCTGAAATAGACGATGCCGATAGGGATGCCTTGCTTGGTATATTTATTGGAATGCCAGTGCATTTAATTAATCTACCGACTCAAATATCAAGCGGTGAATTTGAAGGCTATGTCGAGGGCTGGTCTTGGTCAGTCAGTTTCAATCAGCTTTATATTACTTTAACTTTGTCGCCTACCGCTTACAGCCAAGTGGCGATGAGATGGAATACCACGCCAATCACCGAGGCTTGGAATACTTTAAGCAACACTTTGACATGGGAATACGCTACAATCGTAGCCTGATAATAGGAGAAAAATGCCAACTACCACCAATTATGGCTGGACGACACCAGCCGACACCGATCTAGTCAAAGATGGTGCAAGTGCAATCCGCACACTTGGAACTGCAATCGATAGCACAGTATTTACTAATGCTGGAAACGCAATTGCTAAAACTATTGTTGATGCTAAAGGCGATATAATTGCAGCCACCGCAGCAGATACAGTTGCAAGATTAGCCGTTGGTGCAAACGACACAGTTTTAACTGCTGACAGTTCAACAGCCACAGGATTAAAATGGGCTGCCGCTGGTGCTGGCGCAAATTGGTCTTTATTAAATACAGGTGGCACAGCCTTAACTGGTGCAGATACAATAACAATTTCTGGAATATCAGCAAAAGATAAAATTATGGTATTTATTGATGCAGCTAGTTCCGCAAGCGCATCATCTTATATGAGATTACGATTTAATTCAGATTCAGGAACAAATTATTGGTATGCAGGTGCTGAATTAAGATTTGATAGCACTTATAGTTCAAGTAATTTTGGTGGATTAGCGACTACTGCTGGAGATGGAATTAGTTTAGGCAGAATGTCAGCATCAACAGATGCAGCTGTATCTGGTTATTTATTAATGAGTGGTGCTAATGCTAGTGGAGTTAAAATTTACCATTCTTTTGGTTTAGGTAATGATACTGGTTCAGCAGGTCAAAGAGGTTATCCTTATGGTGGTATTTACAATTCAGCATCAACGATAAGTTCAGTTTCTATCATTTCAACATCAGGTAATTTTGATGCTGGAACAATTTATGTTTATACAAGCGCATAAGGAGCAATGATGAAAATAATTGAAAAAGAGTTTAACGCATTAACTGGCGAGGAAACAATTACAGAACGCGATGAAACTGTTTTTGAAAAAAAAGCAAGAGAGGCATTAGAAAAACAACTAGCAGCAGAAAAAGCCGAAATTGAAGCAAAACAAGCAGCGCGCCAAGCAATTGCAGATCGTCTTGGTTTAACTGCCAATGAATTAAAATTACTACTTGGCTAATGAAGCCTTGGTTATCTAAAGCTGCTGAAACATTCAGAGATCAAGTAAATGAATGTTATCCCGACAGGGATCGTAAAAGTGATGGATGGCTGGCTTCTGTGGCACATATGCAAAGAGCCAAGAAATCTGACCACAACCCTGATCCAAAAACAGGATGCGTCAGAGGACTGGATATTTCTGCTCGGTTATCTGACGACAAAAGGCTTTCAGCTTACTTGGCAGATCAGGTCAGATTATATGGGAAATCTCAAGGCCGTATCAGTTATGTAATACATCTTGGTAAAATTGCAAGTCCGGTTTTGAATTGGCGCTGGCGTAAATACTCAGGCATTAATCGACACGACCATCATTTACATATTAGCTTTAAAAAATCTGAGGACAATAATCCAGCAGAGTTTGACATACCACTACTGAAAGGGTAACTAATGAAAATAAGCAAAAAACAAAAGGCAATACTAAAGTCCTACTTTCGCGGAGTGCTAGTTTCATTTTTAACATTTTTAGCAAGTAATCAGCTTGGATTAGATCCGGCTGTTTCTGTAGTTGTTGCAGCTCTAGCAGGACCAGCAGCCAAAGCGTTAGATAAGTCAGAGGGAGAATATGGCATCGGATCGAATGAAGCATGAGTCCAAACGAATGGGTCGCTTTTGGCGTTGGCGTATGCAGCATCGCAACCGCTATGTTGCTGGCTCTACGATGGGTTATTAAAAGTTTTCTGAGTGAGTTAAAGCCTAATTCTGGCAGCTCTATTAAAGACGCTATAAATAGAATTGATGAACGAAGCTCAAGATTAGAGCAGCGTGTTGATGATCTATTTATTATGATTAGTAAGCGATAATTTATTTATGGCGAACACACGCAAGTCATCTAAACGCAAAAAGATTAATAGGCGTAGAGTTCGCCACACCCCTGAACCATTATCCAAAATAGATCAGCATTACTTAGCTCTGCACGAATGTTACAAAGCAGCCAGAAAAGCAGGATTCTCGCCTGAGCATGCTTTTTGGCTTATGACTGAAATAAAAACATTTCCTAATTGGGTCGTAGGCGATGGCGGAATTATTCCTACCATAGATCCAACTGACGATCAGGATGATGATTAAGCGTATAGCGTTCGTCTCAGACCTCCAAGTTCCTTTTTTTGATGAAAAGGCAACTAAATCCGTAGGTCGTTTTTTAGCT